TTGCGTTGTCGATTGCTCATCCGGAGGTACCTGTTCGTTATCTTTGGACGGTGTCTTGGGGGCAAAGCGTCCGCTTGCGTCACGACCCTCTGCGGTAGACTGGCGGTCCGTAGCTGGGGGGGCTGTGTCAGGCACCTCGCGGCTAGGTACGTCAATCGTTACTGGCTCTGGAGTGGTAGATTCCGGCGTGCTGGTCTCCGCCATCGCACTGCGGATGTCATCTGCAATATCGCTCATGGTATGTCCTTCTATGCTGTTTTAGTTTGAATGGCTTGGGCAATGTCTTGCTTCAGGCTTGTGTCTTGGTGTGTACCGCTGCGGAAGGCTTGACGCTCCTCAGCGGCCCTACTCCAAGTCTTTGAGAAGTCATCAACCGTAGTGAGGTTGTTGCGCTTCATGTATTCGCGGTGTTTAGTGCGGCTACCAATGTCAGTACCGTCAGTGGCCCGCATGCCTTCATAATGGCGGTCCCCTGCTAGAGCGTAGGCCCCTGCACTGGCAGGCACTACGGACAGCTTGCGCTCCATGGTGGTCTCGCAGCACTGTGGGCGGCGGGGCGCTGTAGAGTAGCTGGCAATGCTCTGGAACACGGATTGTTCGCTGTCGCACTTGGCGCACTTATAATCGTAAGTTGGCATATTAGAACATGAGCATCAGCTCTTCCTCTTCTCGTCGTTGTCGCTGGATTGTGGCATTGTACTGCTCGGCGGCTTGGCGTACAAGCTGCACAGCGGCTGACACAGCGGCTACGGCCTGCTTGTCCACGGCGGGCGGCGGTACGGCGATGCGCTGGGGCTGCGCCTTGGCAACCACCACCTCAGCCGGAGCGCCTGTAGCCAGTAGTTCCGGCTCCGACGCAGGCTCGATCTTTTTCTTGGGTGGCTTGCGGTACTCTACCCACCCACCCGAGTTCTGTACTACAGGCGGCTCTGGCGGCGTTGCTCCGCTTGCTCCGTCAATGAGCCCTAGAGTAAGTAAGTGAATCCACATTTAGATATTCCGCACAACCCTAGCAGAAATACGAACGTCAGTAACTGCTGCAGACAACTGAGCAGTCCATGCCGTGTTTACGGTTGCTTGCTTGTATGGCACATAGGGATTAAGTTGCAGCGTTGTAGTTGCAGGTATCCACACACTTTCAACAATTGCACCCGCAGCTACAGTCCTGAAGTCTACCCGAACACCTGTTGCCGAAGTGTTGGCAATTGTAATGCTGTAGATGTCGGTAAACACAGCAGCTACGGCAGCAACAAGTGTAGTCTCTGCAGTTGTGGACAGTGTGATTGGCGCAATAGTGTCATTAAGGTCACGAACCTGACCAATCATGACAATTTGATGCCCAACCTTACTATACAAAGGAGTAACGATCTGACCGTCTGTACGGGCTGTAGGCTGGGCTGTTTTAGCAACCGCACCACCGAGTACAGGATTACCTGAGGCGGTCGCACCTTGGGCAGCAGCACCAGCAACGCCAGTGGCGGTGACACTGCCCGACACTTGCGTTAAGTTGTTTGCTGCACTGTTACTTGCAACTAATGTTGCGGTAGGTGTCCAAGGTTCTGTACTTAGGCGACTAAATGCTTGTATGCCGAAAGTTCCGGTGCCCGTGATTGTGGTTGCTATACGCAGACGCAAAAAATTACAGCGTATTGGGACAGTGTAGACAATTGAGCTAAGTGTCGCTGTGATAGCCGCAGTGATAGGTACGGCAGTCACCAATGCAGCATTAAACAAAGGCAGAGCCGCCCAATTCACGCCATCATTCGACTGCTCAAATATGAACGTGCCGCCCGTAACCGTTGTACCGAAACCTACAACTTGAATAGAGGCTGCACGATACCCAGAAACACCCAATGCAGTAGCACCAGCAGTCGGATTCAGAATGTTGTTGACTACTGCGGTCTGTGTGGCTTGACCAATCAGAATTAGAGGCAACTCAACCACTGGCATCACACCTGTGCCATCTGCGTCATTTAGAACGCCATAGGCCACATTTAAGTTAAACGTGGTGGTGGTAGCAACACCGTTGTTTCGTGCGATAACCCGTAGGTAGTTGCCGTTGATAGTCAGTGAACGAGCTAGACCCTGTCCTGCTGGCACATACAAAACAATGTCTGGCGCTGCAAATGTCCCTGCAATGTCGATGAACTGGCGAATCGTCACCGTCATTGGCTGGTCGCTTGTCATCAGTATTGACATACTAGGCTGATCTTGCGCTGTCTCAATAGCACCTGTAAAAGATGCACCCGCCGCAAGCTGCGTTGTGCTGCTGTTGCCTGTACTAATTGGGTACTTAAAACTTGATACCTTTACAGGTACATCAGTAGCGCGTAATTCCGTATCAGTTAGTGGGCCTGTAACAGGAAAATTACCATTGGCTTCAACTTTAGCAACGCCACTCAGGGTTACAACAGAACCAGCTTGGCTGTTGAGTCTGATGCTTACCGTAACCGCTGAATTGTCTGCACCACCGGCTGCGCGGATAACTCGGACAAATTGAAACCCTGTAACGCCAAGAATATGAGGAATGGTAAAACCAGCAACTTGGGTTAAGTTGTCATCGCTGGACACATCTTTGATGGTTGAGTAAGGAAAACCAAGACTGTCAAATATATTGACAAACGCCCAATACGTCCCCTCTTGCGAAACATAAACTTCGTAAGTTCGCGCATTGGTTTGCGTCCCGCTCAGCACTAAACTTGCTGTCGAGTATCCTTCGCAGTTAAAGTCAACCGTAGTGCCAACGGTGGTCAGCGTTCCTGATGCAGTCCGGTCATTTGTAAAAACCGGCAGAGGGTTAATCGCAGTGACGGGGCTAGATACACCGTCAGCGCCAATGTCAATCTTACTATATGGGTACTTGACGCCAGCAACGTCATCAGCAGCAAATGTGTCGCCGCCACTCCCCGGATTCGCTACAAAATTATCAGCCATTAGGACTCCTCAACTTCCATGATGTTACCCGCTGCGTCACGGCTCTTGACTCGCTTGGTGCGGGGCTTGCCAATAGAATCTGCCAACTTGCCCAGCACCTCTATCAGCATAGCGTCCTTGTCCGGACCCTTCTCTTCAGGCTCCTCTGACTCCTCTGACTCAGGCTGGTTGGCTGCGTCAAACTCAGCAAGCTCCATAGAGTTCTGGTGGTCACGGCCCTTCATCAAGGCGTCCTGTACGGTACGCATGCGTTCAAGCATCAGGGTCATCTGCTGCTTGCCTTGCTCACTGGAAAGTTTTGCGTCGTTGATGCCTTGGGTAAGCTCGGCCTTCAACTGCTCTACCATCATCTTAGCCTCATTGTTCATGGCGGCAATCCGCTCTGCTGACTCTGTTTGCATCTGTACAATTGCCATCTTGTTCTGCTCCTGCACATCAACAAGCTGGGCCTGCGCCTGGGACTTGGCCCCCTCAAGCTGCATGGTGAATTGACTCTTAGTCTGTTCGAGCTGAGCTTGTCCAGCGGCCCTAGCCTGCTCCTTCGCCATCTCAGCGGCGGCGGGGTCTTGCTGCGGCTTGGGCTGGCTGGCTTGGGCAATGGCCTCGTCAAGCACCGTTTCAATGTCGCTGCTGCTGCGGAAGCTAGCTGTGACCCACTGGACCATCTTCAACAGGAACGGCATGGCGTCTGCGTTGCCCTGTACAATCTGGCCTGCTTGGCTCAGGAACTGGCCCACCGCCGTGAGGTACTCAGTGCGCTGTTCACGTTCTGCGGTGTAGTCCGCAATGCTCAGGGTCTCCTCACCCACCTCAATGCGGTACTCAGCCGCGTCAAAGTTCTTGATCAGCTCTACCGCCGCCTGAGCGTACTTGGCGCTGTCCGTCATCTCGATCTGGCTCTGGGCGATGATTGTGCTGGGCTGGAAGTGTCTGCCAATAATCTCGCTCTTGATGCGCATGGCGTGCGTCACCCAGCGGGCTACGTCCTGCTGCGTGAGTTGCAGGCGCACGCTGGAATACTGCGCTTTGAGCGTCTGGGCCTTGGCAGTCTCACGGGCGTTGCTGGCCCCGCGCATGATGTCACTGATGCTAGTGAGTTCGTAGATTTGACCAATCACGGCTTGGCGCTGCACCATCAGCTTCTCCAGCACAGCGGCAACCTGCTCTACGGGGAACCAGTCCACACTGTTCTTCAACCCGCCCTTTTCGGCCAGCATGCTCCAATTATCAACGGGCACCATCGCAAACTCCGGCCCCGTGAGCAGCTTGCTGAGCTCGGCTTGCTGCTTATCGTACACGCCGACTACTCGTAAGGCCCGTGTAAGGGTCGTTATCCGGTCGTTGAGGATGTCAAGCTCCATGTACTGGTCTTGGCACATGGTAAAGTCAGCCCGTGGGTACAGGTTAGACGTTGTGTGGGTGGCAAAGAGCGGCTTGGGGCAGGGGAAGAAGTCATCTAACTTCAACGGGTCATCAACCTCCTCCAGCACATTGTCGCAATGGCGGTTGATAAAGTAGGCCTTGTTGGTGTCCTCACACCAGCACTCAAACACCTCCACGCGACCCTTGGCAAAGCCCTTGGGCAAGTCGTTGCCTAGGCCCTTCTTGCGGTCAGTCTCGTAGTTCCCCTTCAGTTCGTCGTACTTCTCTTGGCCGAAGCGAGTTATGAAGGCTTTCTTCTTCATCCACACTCGGCGGGCCACCCACCACACCTCCTCCCAAGTGCGTGCAGGTGACCACAGAAAGTCCCGCCAGTGGACGTAGTCGCACGGGGCGGACTCCTTGACAATAACCTCCTTGCTGATGGCGGGCTGTGCAGGGGTGATCATACCTGTCATGGGGTCGTAAGTCTCTGAAGTGGCGGGCTGTACCTCGCGCACGGCGGTCTCAACGTCGTACCGCAGCCAGACTTGGCCCATGCCTGGAATCAGCCTGTCCTCCACACCGTGCTTGAAGGCGGCGTGCATCTCGCTAGTGTCCTTGTTGACGTCGATAGTCAACATGCGCTCCAGCATGAGGGCAGCAGTGCGGGCTACATCGTCCTTGCTGTCGCCATTCTGCCGCGTAACTCCAGGTTTTGGCGGGGTAGCGTACAGGGCGCTTTTCATAATCTGCACGTTGGCCCAGAAAATGTTGTAGCGGGCAGCGTTTTCGCTAATAGCCATCGTTACTTGGTCGCCAGAACGGTCATCAAGGTACCTAGCGACTATGCGATCGCCACTGTCGCGCCACTTCTTGTCCATCTCCTTCTCAACCTCGTCCAATAGCTGCACCCACCACTTCTGGCTGTAGGGGGCTTGTGTTTTATCGTCGTAATCAGCCATAGGGTCTTCCTTGAGATGGGCCAGCGCCTCGGAGGTCCCACAGGTCGTCCAGCGCAAAGCCGTAATGTACACCCGTGGGCATGGCGGTGGCAAGCACTTTGTTAATGTCAGGCCGTTGCTGCGGGGTACCGTCCGGATTTTGGACTATGTTAGCGTACCGGAACATATCGGCGTAGTGGCTGGACCAGTCGTGTACGGGTTCGTCGCTAAAAATCTTCCTATCCTCGTCGTACGCACGGTGGTAGGACTTCAGTGCTAGGACGAGGTCCTGCGTGGCTGGCTTGTTGAAGTACCAGATAGGGAATGTTTTACGCGCTGCGGCAATGCCGTCTAGCAGGTCTAGGCTTGGAACGATTTTTGGACGCAGCTTGGCGTCTCTAAAGTTCTCTATAATTGACTTGCCTGTCTGCAGAGACTTGGCTCTAGCGTCGTGGGGTAGCCAAATCTGTCCCGGCTTGAGTCGGTTGGTGGACCAATAGTCCTGAATATACTCGATGTAGTGCTTGATGGGTCGCAGGTTGTCGTGGTAGGCGTGGCCCATGAGTAGTGCGCTGGGCCTGCGTTGTACGAAGCCGATTGTAGAGTCGTCCCTCCACCCGAGGTCCATTATGACGTCCGTGGGGCTGGTGTGGTCAAGGGGGAAGTCACCTATGCGGCCCTCCTCCTCCATCGTCTCCATCTGGCGGGCGTAGATAGCCCCCCTTACCGATGCCTCAAAGGAGCAGAGCATCTCTTGGGCGAACTGCTCCTCGTCCATAATCTTCTTCATGGCCGCAATATCATCAGCGCGGAGTATGTTTGTCTTAGTATGGGGCAAAAACTCCACAAACCAGTCAGGGTCCTGCTGCGCAGCGTAAAAAGTGTCCCTAAAGTGGTTCGGCCCGTTGGGGGTGCCCATAAACACGGCCCACCCACGGCGGTCAATCAGTGCGGGGAGTAGTACCTCCTTCCACACGGAGGCCTTCATATTCCCAAACTCGTCTAGGGCGCAACCATCCAAGTAGAGTCCACGGAAACTGTCAGGATTATCGGCACCATATAGCGTAATTCGTGGCTTGTTGGGTAGTATAGATAGCTCCACCCACAGGCCACTTTCGTTGATACGGGGCTGGTACGGGGCGGCGGCGTTTTTAAGGTACTGCCAAGCAATGTCCTTGGCTTGGCGCAACAGGGGGGCGATGTACGCATAGCGTGGGTCCTGCCGAGTGTTGTAGCTGGCCTTCTCTATCAGGTCGTTAATCACGCTGACGGTCTTCCCTGCGCGGCGGTGAGCTACCAGTATGGCCCAGCGTTGCTTCCGGCGGTGGAATGCGTGGAAGTACGCTCTTTCCTGATAGAGCGACTTTACTATCACTCGGGATGCTCGTCTAGTGCGGAAGGGGGAATGGCGTGCTGGATGACGACTTGTGCGTTGTCCCCTATCTGTATGGCCGTGCTTGGCAGCAGCTTGGTATACAGGGGGTAGAACTTGTCGGGGTTGGCGTTAGCCCACAGGGCCATGCGCTGCACGCCGCCAATCATCCTGAACGCATCCTGAAAAGCATTGACAACATCATTACGGCTGAAGCCATCGGTCTTCTTCGAGAAGGGGAGACGGGGCGGCTTGTCCGTATTGGGCCTTATCTGTGCGCTGATAAGCTCAAAAGTAGTGTCTTGGTCTGTGGGCTCAGTCATAGGGCGGTAGCCTACCACAGTCACAGCACTTTGACAAGTGTTATTTGTACTTGGTAATTTAGAAGTTGAAATTGGGTAGAAAATAAAATGTGATTTAGAGGTTTGAAATTGGTCTGAAATAGGTGGGAGGGTCGGTGTAAAAGTTTTTGTGCGCGTGGGTGTGACCCTCCCCCGGCCTTGCTGGGTCGTCGTCAAAAGTTAGTAAGCGCCCACTTACACGGGTCGTCAAAGTAAGCGCTTACTTACATAGCGGGCGCAATAAAGCCCTGCACATGGCAGGGCTTGGGCA